AAGTTCACCTCACCGCCTTTGGTGTAATTACTCCATTCTTTTGTGCTAAGTTCAGCTGTTTGCGCCTCCGTGGCTCTGTGTGATTCCATGCCCCAAACAAAAACAGCTCTAAACGATTTGCGTCCGTTATTGCCAAATAAATCAGACATTTTTTACCCCCGATAATAATTTTTCGACATCTTCCAGTCGTACAAATATAGCACAATTTCGAACTTTTGATTGCAGGACGTTTTTTATTTTGCCATCGTAATACATCCTACGTATCTTTAATATCGGCGCGCCTGTCATTTCCGCAACGGCTGGAATATTATACCAACCTTGCGACTTTAGCGATTCCAATTCGGCGCGATACTCACTCCAAGACCTACTAATATCTTCCAATAATGACTCTCTGGTACGATTACTCTTACCGCGCCCTCTTTTTGCCGCGTCTGATACAGCTTGTTTTTCCGTTCGCTCCTGCTTTTTACGTGGCATCGGCGGAGTATCGCTGTCTCTCCACAAATGCGCCGTTTCGGGCGTTTTGAAATCAGATAATTTGCCGCGAATACGTTCACCTGACGGACTCCCAGCAAGTATTACGTCGTGTACGTTATAATGTCCGTTTAAATTACTCATGTTTTCACCCTATCATTACTTCTTTAAAATACATATTATCTTTAATTTCGGGCGTGTAGTTTGGCACGTATTCGGGATTAAATATCCTTGCGTCGATTTGCCCTGCTACGTCTGCATACTCTTTTGAAATTTCGCGGCGGAATTTAATTCGTTCCAAAATCTCATTTATTTCCGTTTCTGTCACCACCCGCTTTAGCGGTATGAATTTACGTGATTCCCGTTTAAGACCTGTTTTTTCGTCGATTATTAAAGTCATGATTTTACCTTTCAGATTATGCACTCGTCAGGAATGCGGGCTGGGGAAATTGATAAAATCAAATCATTGTTTGGGGCGTATTGATTATCATTATCATAATACCAAACGCCTGATTTGTAATATTTAATACCACGAGATCCGTCCTTATATTTAGCCACATACCACCCCTCTTCTCTCTCAATTTCATAGCTCCAAGTGCCATTCTCTTTAACTGTGATTTTAGCGATTTGGAGTGGTTTAAGGGGGATAGGGAATAGGACAATAGAAGTGCCAGTCGCTTGATGATATGTAGTGCGTACTAGGGTCGGCTTCCTCGTATATATATATACTTTCCCATCTCCATTCATCGCTTGCCAATATGTTTTAGTTTCCATTTTTCACCTCTTCAATTATCTCAATCTCAATAAAATATTTTGTTGTTTGTTGTTTATTATTAGCAGACCTTGTAACGCCTCCAGAATACGCCGCAATGTTTATTTGTTTGGCTTTAGGATAACGTAACAGCGTCTCTAATTTCAGCGTTTTTGCGTGTCTGTTTAGCAGTTTGATTAGTTTCATTTTATTCTAATTTCCCGCCGCGGGCTGTAAAGCATACCACGAATTACAGCCCTACTTGCAGCAACGGCGGTGGTTTTTGATTACATTTTACTTCATACACCCTCCGCTTAATGTTAGTATTTACGCGGTCTTAATGCCCGCCCTTTTCTCGCCGCGCAAAACGGTCAAAATAACAAACTGTCATTCCCCCTTAGAAATAGGAATAATATAGTTTATACTCATTTTGCGCGGTGGTAATTATATGTTATGTAAGGGAGGGGGCGGCTACAAACCTTTATAAAAACCGCCCCCTTCAGCGGGTGAACTTACGCAAAGCCCCGCTTGCGTTATTGCGCCCTTAGCTTACTTTCTTTTTGCGACCTTGTTTTTTACAGCGGTTTTTGATTTTAGCAATTCCTACTTTCGTGAACATTCGCCGCGCTCTTTTCGCGGGTGAAATGTCCCAGACGTAATCCGTAGGGCTTTGGAGTGCTAATTCGTGTACTATTTGCCCCATTCGGGAAATGCTGACTTTTTGATTTTCGGATAGTTGTTTAATTGTCATGTAAGGCTTCCTAAAATTTCATATTATCAATATCCTTTTTTAATTTTTCGGCTAATAACTCCGCCTCGGCTTTTGCCCGCTCCACACACATTGCAACTGTTACGTAATTAGGTTTTGCCTTAGTGCCAATGTTGACCAAACCCTCCAAAGTCAATTCACGAACTACCAAAGGAAGGTATTTGTGTTCTGGTCTATACGCCGCAAAATACAATTTTTCGAGAGTAGGATTCACCGTAAAATAATGTATGCACTGTGGCAAATAATCTGCTAAAATTTCGGGCGATAATATAACCTCTGTGTGTTTTTTCGCACCCAAACATTTCAGCTCGCACATGAACCGTAAATCCTCTGTAATTCCGTCGGGTGATATACCAATCAAACCGCAGTCAATCCAACCAGCTTCGATAAATTCAACACCTACATACTTTGACACCAATTCCCGCGCTTTTGGCTCTAATTCGTGCCCCCGTTGCATCGCATCATTCATGTATGAGTCGTAATCAGGTTGGTAGATCTCTGTATGTTCTGAGAGCAATTCAATGTATTTTGCATCGCTGTTTTTTAACAGCATATCCGAACGCGTCCCGCCAATTTTGCCGTATCGTAGCGATTCCCATTCTTCTGTTCCTTGTGCCACATTCCAATATATTTTCATTTTTTCGCCTCAAATTTAGTTTTAAGTTCGTTCTTTAATTTTAGTACCGTCGGTAGTTTTTTTTCTTCCACTGATAACGTACCCCAAAATTCCGTAAGCTGCTCCATGTTTTCGGCAACCGAAAGCAATCCGAGCGCGTTCACATCTGATATTTGAGGCGGGTAGTATTTTTTGAATCGTGCAACAAACCCATGCCGTTTGTCTGGCATAGCATAGAGTACAAATGGCTTATTTAACCAATGTTCCATGTACTCCGATTGAAATTCTTGCCTGCAAAATTTAGCGTTCGTGTTGTTTAAAATCACGGGTTTGTAAAGCTCCTTACCATTTAATTCTTTTAAAAAAAAACCTGTTTTAACCGCCTTGCTTTGCGTGTTTTGGTCGAATGTTTCGGCATCTTCAAATCGAGTAATTACTACAGCCATTTCTTTTTTTAGCCCTTTCAATTCGCCTTGTAAGTCTTCGCCTGAGATATACCGCGAATCATTGTTTTTCTTCCAGTGTGTTAAAGTTTCCATAAATTTAGTATATTTGTAATGTGTTGGTTAAAATTAGCCCGAACGTTTCGCCCGTTCGGGCTTTTGTTTAATACATGTCAATTAACTGTTTCAAGTGAACTAAACAATCTTCTACAAGCGAGTCATCTAATTCATTATTTATCCGTTCGACCGAGATTCCATCTCTTAACAGTATCTCGAGTGCCAACTTAGCAAGCAATACATTATTCATAAATTCTCCTAATAATTCCGAGAGCTTACTACTTTTCGGCTCTCATTTGCTACAAAAATACGGATATTATTTGTATTATGCAAGTATTATTTTTGTCACGATTGCACCTCTTTATTTAGTTGTTCGATAAGTGCGTTCGTATAATCGAGCGCGGTTTTTGCTGTAATCGTCGGCTCGTAATAATTTTCTCCAGCCGCTTCAATAAGTGAACACATTGCCATTGCCGCAAATAATTCGCGTTTGGTAAGTCCGTATTGAATAAATGCCGTTTCAGCGCATAACACCGCATACGCGCCTTCATTTCCGTTTGTCATTGTTGCACCTCTTTAAATTTTGGGAAAGCTCTTTTTTCTGTAATCGTAACGCCGTCACTCTCAGCATCCGTAGAAATGTATTCCAACGTACCGCCGTAACTGTGTGGGTCTGCCATATTTACCCAAATAACCATTTCACAAGTACCGCCGTCGTGAATGTGTTTTGCACATTCCGAATAATGCTTATTCCAGAGTGCTTTTGCTTCTTTAAGTGTCAATGATGTTTCATCACAAACGACCTTTTCAGGACCTAACATTGATATTCTTGATTTCCAGAATTGAAACGCACAGTTTCTTTTTGCTTCATTCATTGCCCTATTCCTCCAAAAAATTCGCATTGAATTAACACTGCGATAATTACAAATATTATGAATTTAAGTAGTGACTTCATACTAAAACACCTGCTTTCTTGACAGCTTCCGCAACTTCACGCCAATCTTCTTCACTGAAATTGCGTGCGTAATCGTGAATGTAGTTTTGGTTGCGTTTTAAATTTTCTTTTGCATCCTTAATTTGCGCTTCAAGATTTTCAATATGCTTTGTCCAGTATGCAATATTATCAATTGTGTTTGTTATGTAGTTTTTCATAACGCCCCCAAAGTAAAGTAAGCCCCAATTATTACTATTATTATCACCGCGATATTAAGTACTTTTTCGCGTCGATCAAGATTTGCACGCTCTTTGTCGGAGCTTGTGCCAAAAGCGATTTCAAAATAAAATCGTCTCATTTATTTCCCCTGAAAAATTATGAATTTATAGATATAGTATAGTGCCCCGATTTTAGCTGCCTAATAGCTACTGATTTTTTAGTAGTCACATAATGTACCAACCCAGACCACATAATAAACTTCGAACCTTTGGGGGCTTTGCGGATTTGTGTTATAGTTGCGTTTTTCATTTTATCTCTCCTAAAAAATTCCGAACGAAGCGATTGTTAATTAGTTGTTTTTGCTTTCGTTCAATTTCTTAGTACAAAAATACGGCAATCACTTGTATCATGCAAGTAATATTTTTAGTTTTTGAAAATCGCGCTTGTAAGTCCTTTAAAATATAGAAAAAATTTTTTAAAAACCCTAAAATTGCCTCAAAAACCCTAAAATTGACTCAAAAAATAGCAATAAAAAAGCCCGAAAAACTTAATTTTCGGGCTGTGGGATAAACTATATTACACCTATCAAAATACTTCAATCTGTATACTAACGTGTACTAATGTACTTGCGTCAAACGTTGCACCTTCATTCATTATCAGTTTAACCCATAATGCACGTTTATTGCTTGTATCTTCATTCCAAACAACGGGCAAGTCATCTGTATTAGCCGATTTTACCGCCGTCGTAATAACCTCGCTCGCCGTGGTTATATCGCTGTAATCACCCGTTGCGACGGATACCGAACCACATAATTTTACATAGTCAATAGCACTTACTCCCTCCGCCGCATTTATAGCAACTACGGAGCTTGCTGGCTGTGTGTGGAATAGAAGAGCGGAAATTCCTTTTTTTGTGACGGTCGTAGCGTCGCGCTGTGTGACTTGGAACTGGATAACCCGCCCGTTGCCGTTTTCAAAATCAAATACATCATTGAACGTTGCGTACGATTCTTGTAAGGCATCACCCGCCGTGAATGCCGTTGTGTCGGCTGTAAAATGCCACTCTAAAATTTTAACTTTGCGCCCTAAAGCACCTACTATTGTTCTGCAATTGCATGCCATGTTATTTCCTTAAATATTGTTTGCGGCTCTGTATGAACCCGCGTATGAAATTGAAATATAACCATCAGTGCCAGGGTAAGCTACTGTGTTAAAATCTATATCGACACCTGAATTTTGATATAATTGAGCGTATATTTTTTGCCCCGCTCGACAATACACTTTCCGACTGCCTTGCAGTTTAAGTTTGTCCGTCCCGATTGTACAATAGTCCGCCAAATACGCGTCAAAATCACCACCGACACGCAGGGAAAGCTCTACAACGGGTGTAATTAAGTCTTTGTCATAAAAGAACACGTCAACATCGTAATAACCTGCCTTAGATGCTGTAAATTCACCGTCTAAGAACGTACCTGTAGTAGGTTCGTAGTTTACCGTATGGTAAGGAATTAAAGTCCAAGTGTCGTCTGGCACGGTGAATTGACCATCAAACCCTTCCGCTTGGCAAACAACCTCGTACGTCAAATCCGAAATTTTGCAATCAATATCCTGCTTAACGGCTGTAATAGTCTTTAACAAGAACGCTAATTTATCGCCCGCGCTTTGTTCTGATTCAAGTCCAGCCGCGTCGATTTGTTCGGTGACTCCGTCGGACGGTGCAAGCTCTAAATTTGTATTAGTTACATTCGAAACAACCTCCGTCGCGAATGTCAGCGCCTTGCGATTTACTGTTTTATCGAGTACCGTATTTTTTAGCCGTCCCATTACGCTCCTAAGCTCAAATATTTACAATCAATAGTACCCTTGTCCCAATCGGGTTTTGCGCTTAACAATACGGAGTTATTATTTGCACCAACAGCCGTAACGGCGGGCAACACGGCATAATCTCCAACGAATGAGGGTGTAATTTCACCCGTCACCATTTCGCACGGAAATTCCCTCAAACATTGGTCATGTTTACTCCAATAGGTCGTAATATACTCGGCAACCGCCTGCGGTAAACATTGCGTTTGCTGTGTATTTATAACCCATCCTGACAGTACATCATCGAACCAATTTTCATTTTGAAAAGCCGTCGGGCTGTCAAGTGTTTTGGTATTAATTCCATCATTGATTACGACCGACTCATGCACTTTATATACTTGATAGTCCGCGCCTGTCTCTGAATAATATAATTTTCGCGGGCTAATTTTAATGGTATATTTATTATAGGGGTCAAGGTTCATATTAGCAGGCGTTTTATTGCCCTCCAGCGCGATTGTTGGGCAATTATGGAGTATCATTTGTGAACTCCACGGGTCGGACTTATCCGACACGGTAATTGACACCCTGTTTTGATTTATATTATCACCCGCCATATTGGGAATTTCAGACTCGCAAACTAAAAACACTTTTTCCGCGGTCGAAATTGAGTATCTATCCGCCGTAATATTTGGAGTATATGTAACGGGTGAAGTCACATTTTCGAGCGGTTTCAGCCACCAAAAATTATATGTAAGTAGCGTATCGCCCGAAACACCGTTCACACACGTTGTAGGTTTTGCGATAAATTTACATACAAAATTCTCACAAAGAGCCGCTATAAACGAACCTAACGAATCGAAGTCCGCAACGCCTTCTTTATCGTTTGAGAAAAAACCACCTAAACTATTGTAATTACCAGCGTTAAATTGTGTGACGTGCCCTAATATTAGGGTATTCGTTTCATCGAGAGCCGTGCCCTTAGTATGTGCGTCGGTTTTAGTTTGCTTGTAAAAAGTCAAGGAAGTATCAGGATAACCCGTTTGTGTTATCGTAGGTCGGTAAGTAATTAGCCCCGCCCTTGTCCACAAACCGAGATACTCTTCCATCCACGCCACGAACGTATCGGCGAATTTTTTGATAGAATAATAAAGGAAATTATTTAGCCCTAATGAAGCGGTGAAAGCTGTTACATTAGGCAATACATCTAATTTAAATCGGTGGTCATCACTAAAATCGACAAGGTGTCGCGAAATACTATTTAACGTAGCAAGTGACGGAGTATCGACGTAATTAGTCGTATCGTCCGCCCTAAATACAATATTTGGCTTTGTCGTATCAAATATAGTTTTAAGCAAATCAAAAGTTTCAATTTTGCACGTGTCAACAACGTCGGTGTCACTCATGTCGAACGTGTTGCCCAAAGTATTCGCCTGCGCCCCGATATATTGTAATATTAGAGTATTTGTACCCTCATCATTCCAATAGGTAAATAGAGTAGTGGTTGTAACATCACCGTGCCACCCTGCTAAAGTATATTGAGGTGTTTTTAACAGTTCTTGCAATCCTGACGGCAAATTTGCCCAAACAAAAGAGAATGAGGCGGCTGGCATTTTAGGCATACCTATCGGCAAATCATCAAAACCAAACTCCGCAAAATCCATTTCGAAAGCCGCTCTCGAAAAATTTGTGACGGTTAAATCCGTCCCGTTTAGAACGTCACCAGCTGGAATAATCTCCAACATATTTGCCCAGCCATTCGCGCCTTGCCATTGGCAGCGCCATTTTTTAGTCCTGTCTATTGCCATTATAACACCTCGGAAAATCCATGATACTCACTTAATTCTCTATGGAGCTTGTGGGCAAAATTTATGTCAGGTGTCGGGCGCAAAACACAATATAATTGACCGCTTACGGGCGCACGGTTAATTACTATATTGTGTCCCCCGGCAAAGGATGGCAAAATATAGATATGGAACGTATAAAGCGGTTCGCCTTTGCGATTCCTTTTTGTCAAATTTTCGTTAAAAACGGGCGTAAGCACTTTGATAAACGCCAAAGGGACGTTTATAACCCCGCCGCAAATATCCATTGTCAAATAGCCGTTTTCCACTTTGTAATTATTCATTACTTATTCCTAAACCTATGCGAAATTGTAACAGTTAGTGTTTCAGTGCCACGCTTTTCGTCAATCGAGATTGACCAATCGTCAATAACAATAGGCAAGTATTTGCCCGCCGTGTGCCACGTTGCCGCGCGTCCTGACGCTGTCGAGTATGCACTCATGTCCATCCATAAATAAGGGTAATCGGCATGGAGTACAAACTGCAAAAACGTGTTTAAATTTGCAACGCTATGTGTCGTATTTGTTCGGTGCGCCGCTGCCAAAAATGTAAACTCCCACACTCTACGGTAATTTTTGACGCTCGATTTTTCACCACCCAAAAACGTGATCTGTTCATCTTCGGGCGTGTAAGGAACGCCGCCCGCTAATCGTACTTTACAATCTATCTCAGAATGTCCCGTAAGCGCGTCAACCGTAGAATCTGTAATTTCATCATACGAACTTGTCCCACTGTCCGCGCTCGCACGATGAAATGTAACTGTGTAGCCCATTATTGCAACGCCTTTCTGCGAGCGTCGTACGCCGCTTTTTTGATACTAATTGAAGGGTCGTGGTGAAACTCAAAATCATGTTTTACGTTGCCCCGAAACGCAGTGGGCATCCTGTCGGTACTTTCAATAACTGCATCGAGTTTGCGTGATAGTTCAAACGTTTGCGACCTCACCTCACTCACAACGTCGTAATTATTCATGACAGGAATCGCAATTGGCTGTATTACTTCAATCCGTTGCAATACGCCCGCGCTGTTTACTGACAAGCCCGAAAGTTCACGCTCTTTGTACGCCTCCATGATAGTAGTCATAGATACACCGTTTTTGAGGGTATTGTGTAGCTCGTCAAAAGCCGAAACTTCACCCTTTACGCCTTTTTTGGAGATAACATATTCTTCTTCATGAACAACGCCCTTAACGGTGTTATCTGCGCCTTTGCCCGTGTACCCGCCGTAATAGAATCCGTTTTCTTGGACAGCCGCTTTCGCCGCCGCTAAGGCCGCTGTCATTACGCCGATTAAACCAGCCGCGCCAATCAGCCCGAATAATCCAAGTTCGGACAATTCCTTACCTAATATCATCACCGTAAATAACGGTACTAAGGCATTTACCGCGTCCAACGTACCTAAAACAAAAGACTCCCAAATATTACTCCCAGCCGCCGCCGCTGAAGTTATGCTGCTGCTAACCGCAAAAGCCAAAGTACTTATAATTGCCTGCGTATCGCTCATAGTGTTGCGTTGGAGAGCTGCTTGCTGTAATTCTAATTTAGCAATCTTGTTTTTACGCTCCCTTACGGTTTCAACATCGGCATCTGCACCCGCTTTTGTTTGCGCTGTCCGTTCGTCTTCCAAGTCTTTATTGATTTGGGCAAGCTCTTTTCTATCGCCGTAAAATTGAGCAACCATGCCGTCACCGATTTTTTTAATAGCCCCACTAATTACACCCAAACTGCTATTTAATCCATCGACTAAACTTTGCCCAAACGATTTGCCAGCAACCTCACCACTTTCGGCAAGTTTAGCATTGATTTCAGCGACCTTGTCTTGATAGTCCGCAAAAGCTATAGTCTTGTCCTTGAGCGACTTTTTAAGGTCTGCTAACTGTGTTTCGGCTTCCTTCCTTGCCGCGTCGGTTGCTTCTTTTGCCGCGCTTGTATCAGGTTTGAAAGCGTCCGCGATTGCTTGTGATATACCGCCAAAAATATCGGTAGTTGTGCCTTGCAACTGTGTGAATATGTCTACGTGACTTTTGGCGTATGCCTCTTCAACTTGCAGGCGTTCTTTCGCGTTTGCCGCTTGGAATTTCAGGAAGTCTTCTTTTTGTTTTTTCTCGAAAGATGCAAGTTCCTTTGCGTTGGCTTCCTCTTCTTTCAACCGCTCTTTATCTAAGTCCTTTTGAGCTTTCCGCAAAATTGATTCTCGATTAGCTTGCTCACTTACCATAATAGCGGTAATCTGTTTTTCGAGCAGGTCAATTTCGAACTTCTTTTCCGCCGCGTTTTTATTGTCAGCCGCTTTTACTTCTTTAATCGTGTTTAATACGGTCTCAATTTCGCGCTCTTCTTTTAACTGACTTGCACGTATATCGCGCTCCGTGTCGTCCGCAATTCGTTTGACCTCGGCGTCGTCAAGTAGTTTCCGATTTTCCAGCCAAAGTTTGAACGAATCGTCTTTTTCTTT